GCCAAGTCTCGGCGGTGACGATCAAGGTCGGCGCGACGTCGGCGGTCCTGGGAACCGACTATAATCTCGACGCGGCGACGGGCCGGATCTACGTGATCCCCGGCTCGACGGTGATCGCGGCTGGCAGCACGATCACGGCGACGAGCTACACCTATGCCACGCAGACGTGGAACGGCGTCACCAGCGGCACGCACGGCACTCTCGAGATGTTCCTTCGCTTCGTCGGCGCTCCGGTGAAGGGGCCGACGTTCGAAGTCGCGGTTTGGCAGTGCTCGTTTGGTCCGGCTGGCGACGTCGGACTGATCGCGGACGATTACGGCAACTGGACGCTCGAGGGCATGGCGATCGCGGGAACCAATCTCTCCCCTGACGGCCAGCCGTATCGGATCCTGCAACTCGCCTGATCCTGATCTCCCTAAGGCAGGGTGGGATTGTGGGGGCTAAGGGCGGCGGGCCGATGGAAGCGGCTCGTCGCCCTTTTCTCGAGCGGCAGGCAGTCAATCGCGGGGAGGCGAGACGATGGACACATTTGCAATCGAGGTGGACGGGCGGCGCTTCGTCACCTTCAAGAATTCAACGGTCGCGCACGACGTTTATCTGATGAATATCGCGCGAGCTTGCGGGCTGAGCGAAGTCACAGCGAGCCTCGATGACGCTCCGGGCGATCTCGCGGAGATCTTCGCGACGAAGGCTTACGAGAGCGGGCACATGATCGACATGCTCGGCGCGCTCTACGTTCCGGAGGGGTTCGATCCGGCGGACTGGCGGCGCGAGACGGCGGAAGACGTCGCGCACCATCTCAACCGCGTCACCGATCCCGCGACCAAGGCGAAAATGCTTCAGGTCTTCGCCGAGGTAATGATGCGTTTTTTTCTGAGCGCGCTCTCATCTTCCACGACTTCCCGGAGATCTGGGCAAGCGACGGAAGCGGAGAGCGCGCCGATCGCGATCGCGGATCCTTCGATTTCGGAGATTGGGCGCACCTAGTCCGGGAGGTTGCTGGATATGACTTCGATCGATCGCGTCTCATCCTCAACTGGCCCATTCGCGAGCTCGTTCTCGCTTTCCTGCATTTGCTGCGCTGTCGCGCTCGCGAAGATTATTGGCACGAAGCGCACGTTTGGGCTCCGCGGTCGCCTTATCTCAAGGCTGACAGTGAACCGCCTAAGATCCCCAAAATCCTCCGGAGCAAATAACGATGGCTGACGACGTCAAAGTTCGCCTAAGCGCTGAAGGCGTCCAGGACGTTATCGCCGCGTTTAAGTCGGTGCAGACCGCGGCGGAGACGACGGGCAAGCACGGCAAAGAGAGCGTTCTCGAGCTCGGCCACGCTTTCGAGACGCTCGGCGATCAGATCAAGGAAGCCTTCGTCGAGCTCTTGCCGCTGCTGACGGTGCTCGCGGTCGCGGAGAAATTTAAGGATCTCGCCAGCGAGGCGTATAACAGCGCGATCACGCTCGGGAAGCTCTCCGATGCAACGGGGATGAGCGCGGGCCAGCTGCAAGCACTGCAAAAGGTCGCGGACGAGACAAGCGTCAGCCAGGAAGCGCTAAATAAAGGGCTGACGATCTTTACCCGGACGGTCGGACAGGCCGAGATGGGATCCAAAAAGGCGCAGACCGCGTTTAAGGCGCTCTTCGGATCCGAAGGCATCGGCGCGATTAAGGATCTGAAACCCGACGAGCAGCTTCAGGCGGTCGCGGCGAAGCTCGAGGAAATACACGACCCCGCTCAGCGCGCGGCGGAGGCGTCGCTCATCTTCGGGAAAAACGCGGCGGAGATCCTGCCCGTTTTGAAAGAGCTCGCGGAAGGCGGCGTCGGCGGCGTAAAAAAAGAGCTCGAGGCGCTCGGCGTCGCGATTAACGACGACACGATTGCCCAGGTGCAGGCGGCGCATAAGGCTTTCGATCGGCTCAAGCTGATAAGCGAAGGGCTCGCAACTCAGTTTATGGTCGGGCTCATGCCCGCCGTGACCGCGGCGGCGGAAGAGATCGCTCATTCGATGGGCGGATCCGGCGCGAACGCGATGAAGACGTTCGGCGAAGTCACCGGCAGAGTGATCCGCGCCGTGATCGATACGTTTATCGTCCTGGGGCGGACGGTGAGCGCGACCGTCTCGACGATCGTCAGCAGCCTCGAGACGGTCGGCACGGCGATCGCCGCTCCGCTGAAGGCGCTCGAGGATATTTCGAAGGGCAGAGGGCTGGCGGCGGCTGGCGCGGATCTCAAAAACGGCTGGCAGTCGGTCAAAAGCACTTGGGGCGATACCGGGAGCAAATGGGCGGGACTGCTCGACGGGCTCGGCAAGCCGATCGCTCCGGCCAAGCGGGAAAAGGGCGACGGCGGCGGCGGCGGGCTCGATCTCTCGGGAACCCTCGGCAACCACAAGGCGCATGATTACACCGATCAGATCAATAAGGCGCGCCAGGAGCTCATACAGGCTCAGCTAGACGCGGAGCTGAAGCTATACGAAGCTCATTCGAAGGCGCTCGAGGCGCAGGACAAAGAGCAATACGAGACGGGGAAGATCAGCCTCGCTCAGTATTACGATGACCGCGAGACGTTCCTAAAGGGGCGGCTCGATCGCGAGCTCGCGATCATTCAGCAAAAGCTCGACGCGGCGAAGAGCCGCCCCGTCTCCGGCAAGGATCCGGCGGACGCGATCAAAAAACAGACCGAGATCCTCAAGCTCGAGAGCGAGCTCGCGACGAAGCGCGAAGAGCGCGAGAGCAGTCTCGCGCAGCTGGCGGGCGAACGGCACAAGGAAGAGGCGGCGGCGCTCGATCGGCTGCAAAACGCGCAGATCAAGATCCTCGAGATCGAGGGCGATCAGACGGCGGCGGCGCGCGCGAAGCTCGATATCGAGATGAGACAACTCGAGGTCGAGCTCCGCAAAGCGGGGATCCAAGGCGACGAGCTCAAGCGGACGCTCGCGGACGCGCGGACGCAGGGAAGCGCTAAGGTCAATTACGACGCGGGCGGACGTCAGCTGACGAACCAATTCCGGGCGCTCGACGATCAGATTAAGTCAATTCAGAACAAGGTCGCGAGCGGCCAGCTTTTCCCGATTCAGGGCGAGCAGGCGATCATCAATCTCGAGAAGCAGCGATTGCCGGAGCTTCAGAGAATTACCGCGGAGATGCTCCGGCAAGCGCGGATCGCGGATCCGGACGATAAGAACGGGCTCGTCAGCGCGGCGGAAGCCCAGGCGGAAAAGGTCAAGCAGCTGGCGACGGCGACGGATACGGCGGGCCTCGCGATGGCGAAGCTCAAAGGCACCGCGCAACAGGCGTTGCAAGACGGCATCGCGAACATGCTGACGGATATCCTAACGGGCGCGAAAAACGTCGGCGACGCTTTCCGCGGGCTCGCGGTCGCGTTCCTCGAGGCGATTATGAAGATGGAAGCCGAAGCGCTCGCGGCGCGCGCGGTCAAAGCGATCACCAGTCTGATCGGCGGCGGCGGGTTCGCGGGCGGCGGCGAAGCGGTCGCGGCGGCGACGGGCGGTTATATCTCCGGGCCGGGCACGTCGACGAGTGACAGCATCCCGGCGCGGCTCTCCGATGGGGAGTTCGTCGTCAACGCGAAGGCGGTCGCGCAACCCGGTATGCGCGAAATGCTTCACGCGATTAACGGCACGCCAGGATTCAGCCGCAACGCTCCGGGCCGCGTCGCGGCGTTCGCTTCCGGCGGGCTCGTCTCCGCGGCTGGCGGCGGCGGATCTGTGATCCACCAGCATGTCGACGCTACCGGGATCGATCCTAAACTGATACACGATGCAGTGCGGGCGTCAGTTCTCGACGTGATCGCTAAAAATCCGGCGCACGTCCGAAATGCGCTGGGCTAGGCCAAGGTAACGGGGGCAGAATTAGATGAGCGTTTCGACCGGGACGGCGACGAGCTACATCGATTTACTGAACAAGCTCGTCACGTTTTTGACGACGGACGCGACGCTCGTCGCGGCTGGGAGAAACTGGACTAAGCTCGCGAATAGTTCGTCGAGTTATACGCTCGCGGGCGACACGGTCGATTATGAGTGTTACCTCCGCGCGCCAGGGCTGAGCGGTGCTGAGAGCATCTATCTCAACTTGCAGGCGTTCCATAATGGCACGACCTATTACAATTGGCGGATGGCGGCGGCGACGGGCTACAACAGCGCGCAGCCGTTCATAGGCCAGCCGGGGATATCTCCGTTCGCTTTCCTTCCGCTTTGGAATGGCTCGATCCCGTACACGTTCATAGCGAACGGCCAGCGCGCGATTATCGTCGCCCAAGTCTCGAGCGTTTGGGAGACGGCTTACATCGGGAAGTTCAATCCCTTCGGCTCACCGAGCCAATATCCTTACCCGGTGGCGGTCGGAGGATCTTCGAATTCCAACGCGACGGCGTACACGGACACGACGGCCAACCATCAAGCGTTTTTTGATCCGCTCGCGCTCTACGTCTGCGACCCTTCGAACGTCTGGCAAATGTGCCGGAATTGGGACACGGCGGGCGCGAGCTCGAGCGCGTTCAATGTCTGGCCTTGGCTCTCCGGCGACGCGACGGCGACGCGGATCTCGCCGACCAATCTCGCGGCAAACCTCGATGGCTCATATCCGCTCATCCCGGCGCGGCTGGAAATGACGACGCCAGCGAGCGCGATGCTCGGCGAGCTCGACGGCGTTTGCTTTATCCCTGGCGCGAGCTTGCTCTCCGGATCCTCGATCACGGTCGGCTCGGACACTTGGCTCGCGGTCCAGAACACTTTTCGCAATGCGGTGAACAGCTTCGCCGCGATCAAGGAGGCGTAATGGCCTATTCTACTGCCAGCGCTCCGGCCAGCTGCGTTGCGATCGTCTCGGCGCTCTCGACGTGGGCCACTTCGAACGGCTGGACCGTCGATCGCGCGGCGGCGTCCGCGACCGGGTTCGCGACTTGGCTCGCGATCCACAAGGGATCCTGTTACCTCAATTTCGCCGTTCCGACCGGCGACGGGATGCTCTCCGTCTATGGCGCGACGGGCTATTCCGGCGGCGCGGGGCCGAGCGCTCAGCCGAACGTCTCCGCGGCTTATACGATCAACCCCGGTCAGCTTGCGTCCGGCACGGTGAATCCTGGTCCCTATACGGCATACCACTTTTTTAGCGCTGGCGGCGGGACGTATCTGCATATTCTGATCGAGGTAAGCGCGGGCGTCTTCGCTCAGCTTCACGCGGGCGCGCTCAACGCGATCGGCGGCGCGTCTCCGGCGATCTATCTCACCGCGGGCCAATGGTCGCGCTTTACGACCTCGAGCGGATCCGATGCGGTGCCGAGCTCTCCGGACGCGGTCGGAAACGCCAAGCCCTTTTGCGCGGACGTCCAGGCGGGGCCGATCGCTAACACGGCGCTGGGATGCACAGTCGACGGGACGTTCCGCTGGTTTATCCCGACCGGCGGCGCGTCTCCGGCGCGGCTGCTCAATTCGGGCTATTCGGCGTACAGCAGCCCGAACGGCTTGCAGCGCTCATTTATCTCGCGCGCGCCCAATGCGTTTAACGGGATCCCGCCGCTCGGACCCATCCCGTTTTGGGCGGAGCGCGCGGTCGGCAATGTTTATTCGCTGATCGGTGAAGCTCCGGACGTGCGCTTCGTCGATATGTCGAACAACAACGCTAAGGACGAGATCGCGATCGGCTCCGATACGTGGAAGCTCTTTCCGGTGATCGCGAACCCGGCGCTGATCAATACCGGCGGCGCGCCCGTCTCGAGCTATCCCTACGGGCTCGCTTTCCGGAAGAACGCCTAACCCATGACGACCGGAACGCTCGCATCGTCGACGATCTTCGCCGCGAGCGCGGGCATCAATGCGGGCGCTTACGATAGCCGCGCGGTGACGGCTTATCCGTTCGGCGCGGTCCTGGCGGGAAGCGCGCTCGCGGGCGCTCGAGCGATCCGCGGCGCTCGAGCTCGCGGCTTTGGCGATGATTTCTTCGCGCGGATGCACATCGACAAGCCGCTTCTCTCGATCGGCAACGTCGTCACCAACGCCGTTCAGACCGTCCGCATTTGGAACGCTCATCTCGACGCCTCGGAGACGCTGGCGACGATCGGCGCGATCTCCGCGGACGGCGTCACCTTCTCCGGGCCATCGCTTCCCGCGGCCTTCCTGCCCAACCAGGAAATAAGCTGGACCTATACGATCACGCCCCAAGGGCCGAGCGTGCTCGACGCGATCGCGACCTATACGTTCTCGGATGGCGAGATGGTCGCGCTCGAGATCCGCGGGACGCGCCTCGTCGCTTGGACCCAGCCGCCCGATTGGTCGGATCCGGTCGTGGAAACGCTCGAGTACAAGACCGACGTTCTCATCGCATGGTCTGGCGTCGAGCAGCGCCGCGCGCTCCGGATCGCTCCGCGGCGGACGTTCCAATTCGGCGCGACGCTCGAGGGGCAATCGCGGCGCGTGATCGAGGCGGCGCTCTTCGCGTGGAGCTCGCGCGTTTGGGCGCTTCCGATATGGCCGGACGGGCAGCGGCTGGGGGCGGCGCTTCCGGCGGGCTCGAGCTCGATCGCGTGCGACACGGTCAATCGCGACTTCGCGGTCGGAAATTGGGCGATCATCATTCAGGACGCCGCGCGCTATGAGATCGTGACGATCGCGGCGATCGCGTCCGGATCTCTGACGCTCTCGACGTCGACGGTCGGATCCTGGGCGGCTGGCGCGCGGCTCTATCCCGTTCGCTCCGCGATGCTCGCGGCGTATCCCGATATCGCTCGAGCGTCCGGGCAACTCGCGACCGTGCAGCCGTCGTTTCTGATCGTCGAGCCGTGCGATTGGCCCCCGGCGACGGGGCTCGCGACTTATCGCGGCTTCCCGGTGCTCGAGGATAGTCCGGACAGCAGCCAGAACGATCGCGCGGGCTATGATCGCCAAGCGGTGACGATCGACAACGATACGGGCGCGATCGCAATCGACGATACGGCGAACGTCGGCTTCCCGATGAACACGCACAATTGGTTTTTGAACGGGCGGACGGCGCGCGCGAAATTCCGCGCACTGCTCTATCTGCTCAAAGGGCGCTGGGGTGAGATCTGGCTTCCGTCTTATCAATCGGATCTCAAGCTCGCGGCGAACGTCTCGAGCGGCGCGTCGACGATCGACGTCGAGGTTCTCCGCTTTGGGCTTTTCCTGCTGGGGGCGCGGAACCGCCAGGATATCCGGATCGAGCTCACCAATGGGTCGGTTTGGTATCGGCGCGTCACCGCGGCCTTCGGGCTCGATCCCAACACCGAACGGCTGACGCTCGACTCCGCTCTCCCGACCGCGTTCACAATGGCCGCGGTGCGACGCATCTCATTTATGGCGCTCTCGCGGCTGGCGACGGACGCGATCGCGATCAACCATCTCGCGGCGGCGGACGGGCTCGCGGTCGCGTCGGCGCAATTCCGCGCGCTGAACAGGAACGTCTAAGGCATGACCTTCCAGACCTACGAGACGAGCGAAGCGAGCGGCGAGCCGGTCGTTCTCTATGACTTCAGCCTCGGCACGACGCATTGGCGCTATACGAGCGCGGATCGCTCGATAACGTGGAACGGCAACGCTTACGCTCCGCTTGCGATCAGCCGCACCGCGCCGATTCAGTCGAGCGATATCCGGCAACAGATGATGACGGTCACGGTCCCGCGCAACGCGCCGGTCGCGCAGCCGTTCGTCGAGTATGCCCCCGGCGCGGATATGCTGCTGATCGTGACGGGACTTCACTACAACGACACCGACCAGCAAGGCGTTGTCGATTGGGTCGGTCGCGTCATTTCGCCCGAGTGGAAGAATTCGCAATGTGATCTGAAATGCGAACCCGTCTATGCCAGCGTGCAGACGATGGGGCTCCGGCGGCGCTGGGGTCCGAATTGCTCGCATGTGCTCTATGGTCCGGCTTGCACGCTCTCGACGGCGGCGTTCAAGGTCACGGCGTCGATCGATAGCGTCTCCGGAGCCGCGATCACCTCGAGCGGGTTCATTCCCCCGGCTGGGCTCAATTTTCTCGGCGGCTTCGTCGAGTGGGATTCCGGGCTCGGCTATCTCGAGCGGCGGACGATTAACGGCGTCGTGGGAACCACGCTCACGCTCGCCTATGGCTCATCGCGGCTCGCTCCGGGCCTCTCGGTCAACGCTTATCCGGGATGCGACCGCTCGCTTAATACGTGCAACCTGTTCGGCAATTCTCTGAATTACGGCGGCGAGCCATTTATTCCGATTAAAAATCCGATGGACGGTTCTCTCGCAAACCCGGTGTTTTAACTATGTGGCTCGAGCTCGCGCTCTTTATCGTCTCCGCTGTTCTCTCGATCGCGCTCCGGCCCAAAGTAAAGCCGCCGCCAGCGGCGACGATGAGCGACGTAAATCTTCCGACGATCAAAAGCGGCACGCCCGTTTACGTCGTTTTCGGCGACGTCTGGATCGATAATTGGTTCGTTCTTTGGTATGGCGACATGAGCACGACGCCGATCAAAGAGAAAAGCGGCAAGAAGGGTTAGGCGCGGGCATGGGGGTAATCGTCACGGTGCGGCATGTGCGCGAAGAGCTCATTTGCACGCGCGGGCTGAGAACATGGCTCGAGCTCCACGGGCTATCGCTCAGCGAATTTATAGAGCGCGGATTCCCCGCGGAGACGTTCGAAGCGATCGGCGATTATTACGCGCTGCGCGTCGCGGCTCGAGCTCGAGCGGAGGCGGCGGCTAATGGGTAAATCGCAATCAGTAACGACGGGCTACCGTTATTACCTCGGAATTCACGCGGGACTCTGTCACGGCCCCGTCGACGAGCTCGTCGAGATCCGCGGCGGCGATAATACGCTGTGGAGCGGAAGCGTCACCTCGAGCCAGTCGATCGCGATCAATGCTCCGAACGCTTACGGCGGCGACAAAAAGGAAGGCGGCGTCGTCGGGACGCTGGACGTCCAGATGGGCGAACCCACCCAGGGCGCGAATAGCTATCTCACGAATTTACTCGGGACACTGATGCCTGCGTTCCGCGGGATCGTGACGACCGTCTATCACGGCGGCGCGGGCGGGATCGTCGGCAAGGTCAATATCTTCGGCCAGATCGTCGCCGCGATGCTGAATATTGGCGCGCGCCAGGGCGGCGGACAGGTCGGATCGAATAATCCCTACCCGAAGCCCTGGGCCTACCGCCTGAGGCGCTGGACGGCGGGCTGGGATGGCGGCGCGGCGTGGTATCCTGCGAAAGCACCGATCCCGCTCGGCGCGGTCGCGGCGGCTGGGGTGACGTGGCGCTATTTCGTGACGACGGGCGGCGATTCGACCGACCGCTCCGGCATTGGCTTCGATGATAGCGCTTGGGCGACCGGCACCTATCCGATGGGCAATGCCGTATATCTCGGCGTCGACTCGCCCTCAAATTATGGGTTTTCGAATACGGTCGGAACCTCGATCCCGGCGGGCAGTCGCGTTTGGACGCGCGCGCATATCAATCTGAGCGTCGTTCCGGCGAATTTTCAATTCGAGTGCTTCGTCGACGATATTATCGAGGTCTATCTCAACGGCGTGCACGCTGGCACCGTCTCGGACAGCGGCGGTTATCATAAGATCGTCTCGCTTCCGTCGACGGGGCTCGTCGTGGGCGATAACGTGATCGCGATCCGGCTGACAGATACCAGCGGGACCGGCGCGCGGATCTGGTTCGATTGGACGATCCGCGGACTGACCCCCGTCACCGCGATGAACCCGGCGCATATCGTTTACGAGTGCCTGACCAATCGCGATTGGGGCATGGGCTATCCGGCGGCGATCATCGACACGGCGGCGTTCCAAGCGTCCGCCGACGTGCTCTTTAACGAAGGGCTGGGCCTCTGCCTGCTTTGGCAGCGGACGGATACGATCGAGAATTTCCTACAGACGATCATGGACCACGCGGGCGCGGTCCTGGTCCAAAGCAAGACGACCGGGCTCTTCCAGTTTAATCTAATCCGCGGCGGCTATAGCATCGGCTCGCTTCCGGTGATGGGTCCGGACAACGTGCTCGAGATCCAATCGCTCGAGGCACCGAGCATTACCGGCGCGACGAATGAGATCATCGTTCAATGGTTCGATCCGGTCGGCAAAACGACCCAATCGACCACGGTCCAGGCGCTCGGCGCGATCCAGGCGCAAGGCGTGATCGTCTCCGCGCAAAAGGATTATCCGGGCCTTGCCTCGGCGGATCTCGCGGCGCGGATCGGCCATCGCGATCTGGCGACCTCGAGCGTCCCGCTCAAGCGAACGAAGCTCAAGCTCGACCGCACCGCTTACGGCTTGCTTCCGGGCGGGCTCTTCGTGCTCAATTTGCCGGAGCACGGATTTAACAACATGCCGATGCGGATCGGCGAAGTCGACTATGGCACGCTATTGAGCGGCGGGATCTCGATCTCCGCGGTCGAAGACGTCTTCGACATGCCATTGACCACCTATCTTCAGACTCAGCCGAGCGGCTGGGCCGTCCCGGATATGGGCGCGCACGCGCCGACCGTTTATGTCGGGATCGAAGCGACTTATCGCGACGTATATCGCGAGCTCTCCGCGGCGGACTTCGCGCTCGTCACGGCGTCGGACGCTTACGCGGGAATCGCCGTCGCGATGCCAGCCGGGAACCCGCTCAACTATCAGATATGGTCCAGGGTCGGCGGCGCGGCCTTCGCTCAACACGGCGGCGAAGACTTCTGCCCGAACGCGACGCTCGGCTCGAGCTTGACCGCGTTCGCAACGACCATGACGATCGCGAACGGCGTCGGGCTCGATCAGATCTCGCTTCCCTGCTCGGCGCTGATCGGATCTGAGATCGTCGCCGTGACGGCGATCGACGGCACGACGGGGAACATCACCATCGGGCGCGGCTGCGTGGATACGATCGCGGCCGCACATGCTTCCGGCGCGCGGATATGGTTTCCCGACCACCACACCGGGATCGATGGCGTGACCTATTTCTCCGGCGAGACAGTCGACTTCCAGCCGCTCACGACCACGTCCGGCGATACGCTCGCGCTCGGATCCGGGCCGACGATCTCGATCCCGCTCGTCGCGCGGCAGTCGCTTCCCTATCCGCCAGCGTGGCCGACGATCGGCGGGACGCGCTGCGATCTCGTCTCGAGCGTCTCCGGCGCGTTCACGCTCGCTTGGCGCGAGCGCAATCGCGTTACGCAGATGGACCAGCTAGTCGATCAGACGGCGGCGACGCTGACGCCCGAAGTCAATACCCGCTACGGCGTCGAGATCCGCGACGGGACGGGCGCGCTCCTGGTCACGCGCTCCGATATCGGCGCGACGTCGGCGAGCATCACGCTCAACTATACGGGCAACGTCACGCTCAAGCTGTGGTCGATCTCCGATAATGGCGCGAGCTTGCAATCCTGGTCGTTCACGTTCGCTTACACGCCTCCCGGCGGGACGCCGACGAACACGATCACGGCCCCCGTTTTCGTGCCGGTTTACAACGGGACGATTATCGACGGAGGACACGCTTAAATGGCGACGGTGATCGATTATCGCTTCGTCGTGAAGCGCGACGTCGCGGCGAATTTTGTCGCGGCCAATACCCTGCTTTTGCAAGGCGAGATCGGGCTCGAGACCGATACCGGCATGGCGAAAATGGGCGACGGCTCGACGTTTTGGAATTCGCTCGCTTATTGGCATCTCCAGACGGACACGGACGGGACGCTCGCGGCGAATAGCGATCTCCGCTTCGCGACCCAAAAGGCGACGAAGACTTACGTCGACGCGAAGCTCGCGGGGCTTTCATGGAAGCAGGAGGTCCGCGCGGCGACGCTCGTCGCTGGTACGCTCTCGACGAGCTTCGCGGCTGGATCCGTGATCGATGGGATAACGCTCGCGGCGGGCGATCGGATCCTCATCAAAAATCAGGTGAGCGGCGCGGAGAACGGGATTTACATCGTCAGCGCGAGCGGCGCGCCGACGCGCTCGAGCGACGCGGCGACGGGCGCGGCGATGCTCGACGCGGCGTGCTATATCAACGCAGGAACCCAGGCGGGGATGCAATGGGTCTGCACCACCGCGGGACCGATCACGCTAGGCTCGACGGCGCTCTCTTTCGTCCTGTTCAGCGTCGCGACGGCGGCGGCGATCGATGAGCGCGCGCGCGTCGCGATCGCGGCGGCGCTCGTCGCGGCTGGCGGCATCACCGCGGTCTTCAACGATCCCGCCGGGACGATCACGCTCACGCATACGGGGATCCCGCCGACGACCCAGACGGGGACCGCCTACAATCTCGCGCTCTCGGACGCGGGCGGCTGGATCGAGTTCACCAACGGCTCTCCGGTGGCGCTGACGGTCCCGCCTCACGCGGGCGTCGCGTTTCCGGCTGGGACGAAGATCGAGTTCC